CGCGTGTTTTTTTTTTTTTTTTTTTTTTAGTTTAACTGGGGGTCGGGGGGGGGGGGCAACACTGGGCCCGCACCCCGGACTCAGGAACTATGTCGATCTCCCCGGTGTGGGGGGGGTGTTCAGCCGTGTGCTCTTCCGGTCTCGCGTGTTTTTTTTTTTTTTTTGTAGATCAACTGGGGGTCGGATGGAGAGGACATCACTGTGCCAGCACACCGAGATCAAGAACTATGTCGATCTCGCCTGTGTGTGTGTGATGTTCAGCCAATGAACGCAGACAGACTTGCTGCCCGCGGGTCATCCAAGACGACACACTCATTGCTAACGATCATGTCCTCGAACATCTCGAGCAAGTCGGAACCAGTCAGGTCACCGTACAGGTCAGTCACCCACTCAGCGAAATCGCAGATGTCAACGAGGTTTTCGCTGCTGCAAGTCCGATCGTAGATGTCTTGTACGGTGTAACCGAACTGTCGGTTGTTCCAACCTATCTCTTCGATGTCGAACGACATGTGTGCACCATTCAACCTGAACCTGTCCAAGAAAATGTCACGCAACAAGTGCACGTGCCGGAACGAAAACGCGTATGACAGCGCTTTGGCACAGATGTACTCATCATCAGTGATGGACTGGTTAGGGTTCGCCCTGCAATTGAACCGGAAGTATGCCTTCTCGGGGCAGGGGATCATGAATGGCACAGCGACGTTGGCAAATATGCGCCGTGACAAGAATGTGGCTTCTCCGTCGAGCCGGGGGGCTTTTGCTTTGAGCACCATCTTGAAGGTGGCTACGTCTCGAACCCACGCCTTGAGATCCAGTCTGTGGTTCAAGCAGGCTAACAAGTCATCGCCGAGGACTAAGGCTTTGCCCTCGCGATATTGTCGCCTACAACAAACCGCAAACATGGTCGCGTTGTAGATCGAGTTTCGGAAAGTGGTGTTGGTTGTGCCGGTGGCCAACTGGTAACTCAAATTGACTTTGAGCCCGAACTCATAATTGACGAGTTCGTAGTGCTCCAACTCGAAGAGGAGGGCACGATACCAGTCGGGCATTCCGACCTTTTCCATCCACGCATCGCAGATCACGGCGACTTTAGACCTTTGCTCGCGATCATTGCGAGAAAAGTCGCCTTCGACTATGTCAGGGTAGCGCTCATCCTTGACGAATGACGCCAGTTCAGTGTCCTGAGCTTTGTAGCCGAGTTTGATCTGTACTTCACCTAGACGGACCTCCTTGCCGTTTGAGTCGACGTGGGAGAGGAGTTGAACGAGACGGGTCATTGCGACGTGCATCGCAGGACCAGTGACAGCGTTGAAAACGTCAGAGCCCGCATAGATGATGCGGCCCGCTGCTTCCTTGTCATAACGTTTTCCGAGG